ATGGATGTTGATAGTTACTTGCAGTGCTTAAATTATATGGACTCCATACCCAAAGTAGACGGTGTGCTTGATATCACACTTAAGGTTGGAGTTCCGATTGGAACTTTTATTTTGGGGTTTGTTTTTAGTTGGATTAAGGAGAATAGAAAAGAAAGCAAGGAAGTGAAAAACAAAAAGATATGCGTTGATGAGGAAATTCACAGAGTCATGCAAGGCGTTGAGCATAGCTTTAAAGAGTGTGTTTCGATCTTGGACCTATGTCGGAGAAATCAACGAATCGAGTCGCATCGGCTACCACCTGAAATTGAGATGCCTTGCATAGAGACATTCTTCTGGGGGATTGCTCACGAATATACGCAAGACGAAAGGCATTACCTCAGCTTTTTAGGCCCAAATATAAAAGAGTTAAACGTGCTTATACAAAAAGTTAGAGAGGCGCCAAAGCCCAGAGACTTAACCGCTATGGCTTCATTGGCTTATGCAGTATTGGAGCATGCACCACATTGCTACGCAATATGCGAGACACTTAAAACTGGCGTGAAGCCGGAGGTTGTAACGCCTGTTTCTTTTGCAGATAAATTACAATTAAAATCTGATGCTATTGACTCTATGCGAGAACGTTATTCGAATTTGGCTGCTATGCAGTAATTGGTTTGACTTCATTGGCAATGGTACAGTTAATACCGTGCAACCATTAAATACAGCAGCATTTCCTGGTGGTGCCAACTGGAGTAAATCTCAGAAAGGAAAATAGGTGCCATACATAAAAAAGCCCCCACTACCCGATAGAGCAGTGGGGGGCCTAGTCGTTGCTGACTTGGTGCTTATGCAGCTTCGACGGTGATAGAGATCCGCCGACCGAGTTCCTGCAGGGCGCGCTCGACGTTTTCGATTTTCGAGTCGTGCAGGAAGTCCAGCAAGCGGTCCACCTGCGGCCGCTGAATCCCCAGGCGGCGCGCCAGCTCTGCCTTGGTGGTGCCTTCATCCAACACCGCGTTCCACAGTGCAACCTTCGCCGCGGTGAGGGCTGGAAGGCATAACAGAACGTGCCCTGCCTGAGCCTCGGCGTTACCAGATGGAATCGGGCGGCGTTCATCGACATAGATAGACAGAGCCGTTTCGAGCGCATCCAAAACACTATCCAGCGCCTCGCCTACGGTGTCGCCGGCAGCGTGAAATTCTGGAATCTCCTCACACGAAAGCCAGACGGTGCCGGGCTCTTCGTGAATTTCCAATGCGTACTTGAACATTTGCTACCTCTACCAACGGGGTACAGCTGGGCTCAATCCTTGAGGCCCAGCTGTTTGATTATCGACTTCCTTAACCCTTCGCCCATTTCCTTGGCTCCGTGGTCTGGAAACACGGTTGACTTGCCATTCAAGGTGACCTTGAAGTGACTGCCCTTGCCGGGTTGGAACTCCGCGCCTTGGGCTTTCAACCATCGCCGAAACTCGCTGTACTTCATCTGCATCCCTCGCTGTTTCGGTGAGGCTATTGTGCAACATTTATGATGCATGCGCAACATTTATGATGCGCCTCGTTGGAATTCAATCGTAACAAGTTCAGTACATTGCCCCCGCCATCGCTTTGACATAATTGCGGCAACAGGCGCGGGCCCCCCCCGCGTCTTCACCGTTTTTGTGGGAGTGGGTTGGTGTCAGAAAGGATTGAGGGCTTGTGCGGGAAAATCATGTTCGACGTGGATGCTGTCTACTGCATTTCGTTGAAAGAGCGCTCAGACCGGCGAGAGCTGTTCCGGGACTCGATACAAAGCCTTATCCGAAACCCGGTGGTGTTCCATGTCGTGGAGCGGAACGCAGACCCTGTGCGTGGCTGCTATGAGTCGCACCAGGACCTGGCACGGATTGCACTCGAGCGCGGGCTTGATCGGGTATTGATCTTCGAAGACGACGTTGCACCGTATGAGCTGAAAGCGACCCCCATCCGCTGGATCAATAAGTTCATTCGTACTCGGCAATTTGAAGCGCTGCACCTGGGGTACAGCATGGGCAGGACCTGGCTAACCTGGTTCCCCTTTATTGCCCGTGGCCGCGTCGTTGCGCTGCACGCCTATATCCTGTCGCGTGAGGGTTGCCAGATCTTGGCGAACACCCCGTACAACGGCACGCCTGTTGACGTGATTTTCAAGAAGCGCATAAAGCAGCACTGCGCCTTCCCGATGCTGTTCCGCCAGCAGCCGGCCACCCTGGCCGGTAGCGACATTGAGGCCGAAGTGAAAAACGAGGATGAATGGTGGCAGCGCAATTGGGACAAGCACCGGATCTCGCCAATTAAAAACCTCTGGCGGACGGTGCTCAGGCTCAACTTTTAAAGGGTGATTGGCTTCATCTTTCCGCCCAGCAGGTTGGCCTTGGCTGCCGCTGCAGTGAATGCAGCGGCGTTGCCCGGCGGCGGTGTCGGCCCATGGGTGTGAGTCGCCAGCTGGTTGTTCATGTCGGCCACCAGGTCGAGCAGATCGCATATCACCTGCAGCGCATTAACCCCTTCTGACCCTATCCAGGTTCTTGGCGCCTGCAGGTGCTGGCTGACGGCCGCCACACTCCGGCGCAGCCCCTGGATTCTCTCCTGCATGTCACCGCCGACGGTGGCGTTATGTTTCTGCCCCACCACCAGGTTCAGGTCGCGGCCGGTGGCCTGGTGCAGGTCGTCCACGGCCGCTAGGCTTGCGGACCCGCCTGACAGCAGCTTGAGCGCGCCCAGGGCCTCGATCTTCTTCACGCCGCCCACTGACTCGGTTGAATGGTCGTCGATCGTCTGTGTGTGGCTCTGGAACTGCTCGCGGTTGTCCAGGGCCTCCACCTCGCGCTCGATCGCCTTGTCCTGGATCTTGCCGTCGGTCTGGCGCAGCCAATTGCCATCGGCATCGACGCGCTGCTGGCAGGCCTCGCTGTGCTGCCAGACCTGATCGCCTTTCGGAACCCGGGGCAGGCTCAGGCCATGCGGCAAAACCTGAGTGATGAAAGGTTTATCAGGCTGGCCATACCCGAAACAAACCACGACGGTGGTGTTTTCCTCGGGGAAGCCGAACATGCCGGCCTCTTGGCCACCCATGGGGGCTGGCAGCGGCAGGCTGTTCAGGATCGGTAAGGCCGGATCTGGTTCGCCGTTGGGCAGCAGTACCTGGACGTCAACGCTAAAGCGGGGCCGGAAGTCATCGCACAGGCCAGGGGCCTGGGGCGCATCGGGTACAGCCACCACCTTTCCGAAGCGGGGCAGGTGATAACCGCCGGTGAGTTCCGGGAACTGTCGCTCTACAGCGCGGCGGATTGCGTCTTCCATCGAATGCCCATCTGGTTGTCGGACAGGGTCACACTGGTGACCCGCTCGCCCTGGTTGATTGTTGCACCTGGTCGAAGCCCAGGAAGGGCCGCGACCATCGCACTTTGGTTGCCCTGGTAGCCGTCAAACAGTTCAGTCGGCAGCTGCAGCGGCGGCCGGGTACCGAAAAAGCTATCGGCCCAACTGCCCACAAACACTTCTCCATTCCCCTGCTGTTGCCAGATAAAGTCGGGGATGTTGAACACCCGGCCGAGGCTATCCATAGCCTGGTAGCCGGCGGCCAGGCTGTAGAAAAACGGCGCTCTCACGCTGGCATAAGGTTGTTCCGGAACACGGAAACGCAGGCCCGTCTGTTCGCTGATCGCGCCCAGGATTGCCCGTAGGTCAACATGGCGCAGGTTCAGGGGTAGCGGGTTGGCCAGGATGGCCGCCAGCTCGCGACAGAACAGCACCTGCTCGATGCTGTTGGCCGCGGAACATCGTTCAACGTAGCCGATGAAGTGGCGCTGTAGCGGCGCCTCGTTGTAGCCGATATCCAGCGTTACCAGGCCTTTGACCGGCGCCGGTGACTGAATTGTGAAGGTCGCCCGGCCGGGGCTTTTCATGTCCAGCCTCACGTCGTCCTTGACCATGACGACCGGCACCGAGTTGATGGCCAGCACCTTATGCAGCTTCATTCGGTCGCACCCCCACCCAGCCATCTGTCCAGCTTGCTCAGGGTCTTTTCAAACCCCGTCAGCTCGGCCGCGCCGTTGGTGGCGTCCTCGCCTGCTTGCCCCCCGACTGTTCCGCCTGGGCCGGCCTGGGCGTTGACGGCGTTCCCAGGGCGCCGCCCTTCGACTTTTTCCGGGTTCGATTGGCGTTCGCTCAGGGTGAACTGGACTTGCCACTGGCGCAGGGTGTCATCCTCTCGGGCGCTCACGCCGTCGGTGAACTCCACCTGGCGCACGCCGAAGGCCTCGGCCGTGTCGTTGACCACGCGATAGAGGTGCAGTTGGCCACCGCCGGCGGTTGCCTCTGCCAAGCGCATCAGATCGCGCAACTGGTCCTTATCCACGAACGGAATCAACAGCGTGATGGCCAGGGTCTTGGGCTTGAATCCCTTGTGGGCTTTCTCGGTGTTGCTGGTCTGCCCGGACATATCCCCGCTTTCCATGCGTAGGTTTGCCGTGACCTTGAGGTTCTTGCCCTGCACCAGGTGCCCGTCGAGTAGCAGCGTCATAGGCCTACAAGCTCCCGTACAAAGCTCAATCCCTGCTCCGACCCAACCAGCAGCAGGCCGGCGCACAGAACCCACTCATGCCCCGGGGCATCGCCCTGCAGCAGCTGGCGCCGCAACTCGGCGGTGTTCCCTGGACCAATCAGGCGGGCGCGCATGCTGATATCCGCGTTTCCGCCGGCGAGCTGCGCTTTCAAGTCGGCCAATTGCTGATCGCGGTCTTGCTGCTGTGCGGCCTTGCGGCCAGCCAGTGCAGCCAGATCGGCCATAGGCGAGCTGTCGGCCGCGTAGCTCTCCAGGACAGCAATCTGGCCAGCCATAGACTGCTTGGCGGCCTTGACCACTGTGCAGCGCTCCAGCGGCAGGGACTGCCACCGAGGCAGCGGGCCGGCGCTGGGGATCTCCCACTTTTCTGTTTCCAGGGCGATCAGGTGCCGGGCGCGGCGTTCAGTGCGCACCAGGTCCGGTACCGGCAACAACGCATTGAAGCGCGCCAGGCTGTTGGCCAGGTGGTCCAGACGGGTACTGAGGAACAGGATCGCCAGGGCGTACTGCGGCCCGCTAGGGCGTCCGCCGTCCGTGGCGTCTTCCAGTTTTTTACCCAGATGCTCAAGCAAGTTGGGCGCGGACAGAAAACGGTTGTGCCCCGTGCCCTGACCGACGCTGCCCTGGAACAGCGTTACGGCCAGGCAGGCGGGTGTTTCGCCAAGCTGGGCGGCTAACGCGGCGCGGCCGGCGGCGATCGCACCCTGTGCGGCGTTGCCGACAGGCCCCGGGTTGGTGCTGACCAAACCGTTCAGGCCTGCCAGGCGCTGCGCAGTGCTGGCCAGCTCATGCCCGGCCAGATCCTTGGCTGCTGACAGATCTCCTATCCAGGCGGTTGCCTGCTCTGGCCAGCGCATGGTTACCGGCGCCCAGGTCATACCGATGGCGCCCAGGTGATGGCCTGCATGGTCTTGAGGTCTTTTCTCTCCAGGGCCGTGGCCAACGCCTGCTTGAGCGCTTCGGCATGCTGCAGGGCAGCCTGGCGGAACCTGGCCAGGTCCTGGCCAACCTCCTGCAGCTGTGCGGCGGTATGCAGGCGAAAGGTTTTCACCTGGTGCTCGTCGTAGCACGGATATTCCGTATCGATCTGCGCCAGGATCAGCCCCGTCAGGTTCAATTGGTCCTCCAGTTCGCTGGCATAGCGGAACGACCAACCCAGCGCATCGGAGGAAAACCCGCCCTGAATGTAGCTGCTGCAGTCGGCCCCGATCGCCGCCAGCTTCTCCTGGTACAACGCCGAGAGAATGGCCGCTTCGTCATCCACCCACTTTCCGCCCTTCCAGATTTGGTTCGGGCCCGGCTGTTTCAGGGTGTAGCCGCTGGGCATCGGCCGCATACCGTCCAGCACTAGGGGCTCGCCGGTAGTGATGCTGTAAACCGTCGCGTTCTCGAAGTAGTCGAGCAACTGCCATTTCTTGCCGGTCCAGTGCGCAACTTTGTGTTCCGGAGTCTCCGGTGGGGGGACGGTTACACACCCGCCCGGAATGAGAAGTTCACCAGGCTCAAGCGGGTTCGGGTCGGCTTCAACGGGGCCAACATAGAGGCCGCGGGGGTCGGTCTGGTAGACAGTTTTCGTCAACATGGCAGGCCTCAATACTTGATGCAGAAAAGAAGGGAGACGTTTCTCGGTCGTGTTTCGGCCCCACCAGCAGCAGCCACGGTGATGGCGTGGGTGTGGTTACCGCCCCCGCCGATGCCTACGTTATGGCCGTGGGCTCCTGCAGAGCCCATACCGATGTTGTGGGCGTGGGCTCCAGCCCAGTCTGTCGGGGCGGTGGTGCCGTTCTGCAGGTTCGCTGTCGTGAAGTTGGGGCTGCCTCCACCCACGTTATTGTTTTGGGCTCGCGGGGCGGTGTGCTGGTGGGCGCCCTGGGTATCGGTCCATGCCGGGTGCTGGTGCTCCCCTTGTGCGTCTGTCCACGCGCCGTGCACGTGGTCGCCGACTGCTGTTGCCGATGCGCCGTGGGTGTGAGATTGGATCAGCGTGTCCTGGAACGTGCCGAATCCATGGTCGGGGTCCATTCCGCGCCCGTCGTCCCAGCCCCGTACAAAAACCCCTCGCAGATCGGGCAGGTTGAACGTCGTGGAGCCGTCACCGGGGCCGTAATGCGTCCCCAGCCACGCAAAGAGCCGCGCATAGGCTGTGCGGGAAACTGCAGCGCCGTTGCACTTCAACCACCCCGTGGGCGGCCAGCTCATGGAGAACGCGGCGACCATCCCTGTCAGCGAGTCGGCGGTCTGCTGCTGAACTTTGTTCAGGGCTGCAGTGGTGGCAAGGATCTCGCTGCTGTTTGTCGCCGGATCATCGCTCTTGGCGTTCGGCAGGTTGCCCAGCTTTACGTCTTCCTTGGTCGTGCCGCGTGCGCGTAGTTTTGCGTAGTCCCCGTCCCGGGCTGCGAAATACTCAATCAAAGGGCCTGTAATTGGCTGGACTGAGCGGGGTGCTACGTTGCGCAGATCCTCGATCAGCTCAGGGCTGTTGATACGAGCGACTGCAACGCAATAGTGCTGTGTGCCGGCGCTATCGACGTAGTCGGCCTTTTCCAGTCCATACACCACCTGAAAGGTGGCTACTTTGTCATTGAGTTGTCGCTCCAGGGCTACGTCCAGCCAGACCACTGCCGGCAACGTCGGCGGGGTGATTGGTAGTGCGTTGGCGGGCTCCAGGCGGATACCTTCGATATAGGCGCGGCCAGGACTGAGGGAGTACACCCCGTCCACTTTCTGCAGCTGCAGCGCGTTACCGAAAAAGCAGGCTCTACCAAACACGTCCCGGTTGCTATGGCGCTCGCGCTCATCGATGCCGGCCAGGCGCACAGTAAAATCATGCTGCCAAGTGGCGGCGTCGATCGTGACGTTGGTCAGTTCCTGGGCGCCGTCGAATGCCACAAGAAAGTTGCGGGTCACGTTGTTGCCGATCTGCAGCGGCGGGATGTTCTTGCGCTTCTGCTGCAGCGGCACGGAGGATGCAGCGAACAGAATTCCGTCTTCGTCCTCGAGGCCGACCCAGTTGAAATCCCAATCGCCTATGTCAGAGCCCAGCTGGGCGCTGTACACCACCTGATTGGGGTTCACGTAGCCGGCGTTTTTCGCAGGGATGCTGTAGACGTGGACGATCTGCGCCGCCGGCGGCTTGCCAGCGCTGCGGTCGATCGGCGCGACAGGATCCAGCCCGGGCACGTTGGCGAAAATGAACGTGCTGATGATCAGCGGCTTTTTCTGGCTTTGCTTGAGTGCGATCTGGCTTTCGCCGGCGAGGGTAATATTTGCGCTCACAGTGCGCTCCTACAGGCTGGCGACCAGCGTTTGCTGGTCGTCGTTGAAGTCGATCAGGGCCATTTGCAGGCCTACGGGGGTGATGGTCACGAAGTCATAGCGGCGGCACGTCCGGCCGTATTGCTGGATCAGCACGCGCAGTAGCTCGGGATTGAGCGACAGCTGTGTATTGCTGAACTTGAGCAACACCACGTCCCAATCCCGGTCCGGGTGGCGCTCATCGATTTCGACGTAGCCCACGCCCAGGCGCTCGAAAATGCGTTTCATCCCGGCGGTGCTGCCGGCGTCCACCGAGTTGATGAAGGCGTATTTCACGCGAAGCCGAAACAGCGCCTCGGGCTCGCCGTTGAAGCGCGTTACGTCGCGTTGCCAGGCCCACAGCTCCAGAATGGTCATGTGGCAGGTGTCGGGGTCGATCTGCAGGTAAGGCCAGCGCAGCCACTCAGTGACTGTTTCCCACCAGGCTTGTGCTGCTGCAGTCAGCTTTGAAAGTTCGGTACCGGACAGCCAGAACGGCAACTTGAGCTTGATCATTTGACCACCACTGCCAGGTCCGCGATGCGCGGGATAGTCAGGCCGCTGATCAAGTCGTCGCCCGGTGTGAACCGTAGGGACTCAATGCCCGGGAATTGCTCGTGTAGCTCGGTTCCCAGCTGGCTGAAGCTGAACCGCGATTGTGGATAAGTCAGCGTCGGCTGGTAGTCCCTGGGCGTGCTCTCGCGGAATGCCGCGCGCACGAACAGCGTCACCTCTGCCTCCAGCTGCTGTACCTGGTCTGTCGTCATGTTCGGCCGTGGCCACAGGCTCAGGTGAATACTGGCCGGAGTCTCGGGCATGATCATCGCCAGTAGGTCGTCGCCGTGGCCGTGATTTCCCAGGTCGCGGATATGTGCGTTGATCTCCTGCAGGTAGCTGTCCGCCGGCACGCCGGCATCGAACAACACATAAGCATTCGCGCTACCTGGCCCCCGCGGGGCGCCGTGCTCGAAATACACGCCGTCCGGCCGCACACCAGGGAACGCCGAGATCATGGCGCGATAGACGGCGTCCGTGTGCCATTGGTTGACCGCCGAGAACTGGTTGCGCACACGTAGCCGCAGTTGGTCGTTCGGTTCTTGATCAGCACCAGGTGACGCCAGCCAGTTAGCCGCGTTCGTTACCTGAACAATGCCGGGGATTGGCTCCGGCAAGATCGCGTAGTAGCCCGGGGCGAGGTTGTAGCCGCTGCCGGACTCCTTGGCCTCCACGGGTATTTCCAGCTGCAGCTGGCCGTCCAGGAACGTGGCGGCGGCGGTAGTCTTGAGCTGGTAGACGTGGCCATTGATCGGTGCGGACTGCACCGTAACCCCTTTTTCCAGCTCCAGCGGGCCGTCGGCCGAGGCCCTGGTGAACAGCAGCTTTCCCTTGGCCTTGGTCGCGCCCTTGCGCTCGACGTTCATAGCCCATGCAAGGGTATCCAGCCAGGCGTCCACAGCCGTTTTCACAAAGAAGTTCGGCAGCACCGTCAGACATAGGAAGTCGAGCAGCCAGAGAACGGGCTTTGTGACCAGGGCGGTCATTACCCGCCAGAATGGGGAATAGGCGCTGGTGTTGGCCACCTTTGCGCCCTGGGCGACCACTTCCTTTTCCCATGCGGCTTTTAGGCCCGCCTCGGTGGTGGGTATGCCGGCGTCGGCGATCGCTTTTTTAAAGTCAACGTCAGTCACAGAGTTACCTCGATGTTGCCAAATTCCAGGGTTGTGGCCGTGACCAGGTACTGGCCGGGCTCCACCTGGGTGATATGCGCGGTACCGGGTACCAGGCGCACGTCCGCCTCCACCAGAAGCTCCAGCTGCTGGATACCGTCGCGCTGTCGCAGGGTGTTGCGTTCAGCCACGAGGGTGACCAGTAAGCCGCTGTCGCGGATCATGTGGGCGATGTCCTGGGCGATACAGGCGCGGTCCTCGATCGGGAGTGGCTGGTGCGACGGGTCCAGGGTCAGGTCGTTGCCCTGGATAAGCAGATCCACGTAAACGCTCATCCGCCTACCGCCATTGCGACCATGTTTTCCATCTCCATCGGTGTCATAGGCTTGGCCGTGTAAATGTTCACATTGCCCACCTTGGCCCCCTTGTCCTGGTTGTTCGTGTTGTTCTGGATGCTCGCCAACAGGCCGCCACGCGGCACCGCTGTCGGGCGCGTTGGGGAAAGGCTTGGGATTGCTCCGCTGATCGTCTGCTGAGCTTTCTGGGCGGCGCTGGCCGTGTCTGCAGCGGTGATTGCCTGCTGGGCGCCGGGGATCTCCGGCATATCGCCGAGGCGCGCTTCTATGTTCACGCCGGGGATGGTGTTGATCATCTCGATCAGGCTGTTAATGGCCTTGTAGAACACCCCCACGATTCCGTCCCAGGCCGCTTTCGCCATGCCTGACCAACCGCCCATAGAGTTGAACCAGTCCGACAGCGCCTGCAGCTGGTCGCTGACCCACTGGAAGGCCTTGCTATTGAGTAGGGCAGCGGTCCATTCATCCCAATAGACCACGGCGGCGACCACGGCCGCGATCAACGCCATAACGCCGATAACGATCCACACGACGGGGTTGGCCAACAGTGCAGCGTTTACCAGCCAGATAGCCCCCTGCCAAAGCAGCATGGCGCCCCGGATCAGTCCCAGCGCAGTGACCGCCAAGGTCAGGCCGACGACATACAGCGCGATGGTGGCCACCTGCAGGAGAAAGCCCGCAATGGTGCGCAGATTGAGCAACTGGACCACCTTCCACACGGTGACCAGGCCAAGCCAGGTCATACGGGCGATACCCACCGTCAAAGTCAGCAGCGACATTGCGGCGATGATCCCCAGGATGGTCAGCGTGGTGATGCCGATCACTCGGGCGATGTTCGGGAACAGTTGAATCCAGCGCATCATGGTTTTGCCGATATCGACCATTTTTTGCATGAACGGCGCCAGGATGGGGATCAGCACCTGGCCGAAGGCGATCCGGATCCCCTGCAGCACCGACAGCCATTGCTGCCAGGGGTCTACCATCGCCTGGGCCATTTGTTCGGCGTTCTCCAGTCCGCGAACTTTGCCCAACTGCTCGATGCCGTTGCGCAACCGGCCGGTGTCCTTGGCGAGCGCACCAATCACCTGCGCGCCTTCACCGCCGAAGGCCTCCATTAGCTTTGCCCCGGCCGAGGCGCTGGTAAGGTCGCCGAACTTGCCCTGGAGCTTGTCCAGGATCGATATGATCGGGAGGATTTTTCCCTGGGCGTCGGTGAACTTCATCCCCAGCTTTTCTGATGCCGCGCCGATGTTCTCGAAGAACGCCTTATAGCGCCCGCCGGCGTCGCCGCCTTCCATGGTGCTGCTCAGGGTGCCAATCACGGCCATCTGTTCGGCCAGGTCCACGCCTGCAGTGGTAGCGATCGCGCCGGCCTCCTTGAAGGCGTCCTTCATATCGGCGCCACTGGTGCGGAACAGCTGCACAGCAAGCGCGGTTTGTCCGCCCAATCGCTCGACCCATGCACCTTTGCCCATGGCATCGGCTTGCGACTTCTGCAGGTTGTAGAGGGTGCCGACGTACTCACCCATAGTGTCCGCGTCGGTCTTGGTGGCCTTGGCCAGTAGGTTGGAGGTGTTGGTAAAGGTGGCCAGCTGGCTGCCGGCCAGGCCCTTAATGGCGCCATCGATCTTGTACGCCGAGGCGACGAACTCCTGGGCGTTCTCCGCATAGTTCACGGAGAACTCCAGGGCTTTGGCGTTGAGGGCCGTTAGCGCGTCCTCGGTAACGCCGAGCGATCGGACGTCGCCCAAGGCGCGATTGACTTCCAACGCTGGCGCCAGGGATTCATTGATCGCGACGACAGAGCCGACCAGGCCGCCCAGACCCAAGCCCATCGTTTTGATGTTCTTTTCGCTCTGTTCGGCAAGGTCGGAAAAGCCCATTTTCACTTTGCCCAGGGGCGCGGTGACCTTGTCGGTCAAGCTCAAGATAAAGGCCAGGCGGGCGTTCAGGTCTGCCACGTGTTTATCCGTTAAAGGCGAGGGCAATGCCGTTGGCTACGGCAAATTCCATGCGTTTCCAATACTCGTCTTCCAGCCATTTGGCCGTGCCCATCACCTCGGGCGTGGGCTCGGCACCAGGAAGCCAACGATGGGCCAGGGCCACCAGTTGGCCCAGGCTGTTGTCACTCAGGCGTTCAGCGTGTCCGAGGGCTTTTTTACGACGGCTTCAACGTCTGGCGCGTATTCCTCCATCAGCAGGTTGGCCAGCTGCATGACCATCACCACGTTGCCCAGGTGGGGCTTGAGGCTGGCGCGCTGCTCTTGTTCGACGGTGGTCACCAACAGGTTGTTGGCCGGGGCCACCTTGTTGGTCTGGGTCATGGCGTTGAAATACTTGGTCACGTCCACCGGCGTCAGGGTGAAAGTGAATTCTTTATCGCCGATTTCCAGGGTTACTTCGCGTACGTCAGTGCTCATGGGTATTGCTCCATTGGGGGATTGTTTAAAAGGTTGGCGCGCTGACAAATGCGCACTTGGTCTTGCAGTCCAAGCACCATCTGCTTGGTCAGGGCTAGTTCACGTCTGAGGGTGAAATAATCCGGTCGAGTGTTTGCTGCGAGTTCGGCGGGGCCTGCATCAGCCAGGCCGGCGGATCTGGAATCGGCACGCACTGCCGCGGGGCAGGTGGCATTGATGAGCAGCCGCTGACTGCCAGCGAGAACATCACGCTGCAGGCTGTCGTTCTGATCGAGCGCATGGTTTAGCTCCTTGGTGCGTTTGAGGTCGTAGGCGCTCCGCTCGGCGAGCATTTCGCCGCTGATGCGGGCCGCCTCGCGTAGGCCTTTCGCTTCCCGTTGGGCGCTGTCGCGATCACGCCGGGCGTCGTCGCGCTCCTGGACAACCTGGACGAACCAGAAAAGCGGTATCAGTGCGGTGAGGCAGACCGCCAGAACGAACCGGAAAGGGGTAATGGTCATTTCAGGCACAACCCCATCTCGTCCAGCCGGCGGTAGTGCAGGCCCTGGACGAACACCTTCTTGCCTGGGGCGACAGTGACGAATGACCACACAGGCGTTTTCCCATCAGGGGCCCAGGCGATCGCCCTGCAGCCGTCGGCAATGCGGCCGGCATTGATCAGACCCACGGCCCTGCTCGCGCAGGTGCTGGGCGCCCCGAAGTTATGGGCATGGCTGCTCAGGGCGTCGAAAGTGTTCTGGCTGATCCGTGGGTTTGTCAGGCAGTCCGCCAGGTCCAACTGGCCCTTCTCGACCACCAGCTGTTCCACCTCGGCGCAGCGCTCAGGCGACCAGTAGTCACCGACCACGACGGGATAAGGACTGGTGTACCTGGTGATGCCCTTGCAGACCGTCGGCAGACCTCGGGCCAGCTTGTCGGCGTAGACGAGGTTCTGGCCTTCACCTTCCCACTTGCCCAGGAACGCCATCAGCGTTCCGCTGCCCAGGACCAGGCCGAGGGAGCCGGCGAGGATCTTCTGGCGCAGGCTCATGGGAACACCACGCGCAGCACAACCGGGACAAGCATCTGCAGGATCGCCCAGGCGGCGGCTGCTACCCCCATTGACCAGGTGATTTTTTTGCCAATGCCCGATACCACGACGGTCAGCGCCTGCTGGCCCTCGTTGAGTTCGGAAAGCTGGTCTGACATGTGTTCAAACTGCTGTTCCAGCTTGGTGATGCGGGTCGGTACCGATTCGTGCCGGTTCTCCATCTGCCCCAGGCGGTGCTCGACTACGGCCATTTTCTGCTCCAGGTTCCCCAGACGCGCAGGATCTGCGCCGAACGCAGGTGGCGCCGGCGGCGATGCAGGTGCTTGCGATGGCAAGACGCCTCTGTTCATCGGCGAATACCTTTCTCGAAAGTGGTCTGGCAAGGCACGCACCGGATCATGCCGCCCAGGGCACGACGGGCCTCGGGGATCTCGCGGTTGCAGTCCTCGCAGTGGGTCAGGCTTGGGCCCGTCGAGCGCGCTTGGGCGAGCTGGGCGGCGATCGCCTGATCACGCTGGCGTTGCTCCAGGTCCTGGGCGCGGTCGAACGGACATACCATCAGCTAAGCCCCTCGATCTCTTTGGCAGCGAGGTACGGCACGCCGTTGATATGGATAAAGTCCGGGCTGCTCACGTCGAACGGGACTTTGTGCTTGGTCTTTTCGGCCCCCTTGGGATCGATGTTCAGCAGGCTGGAAATTTTCAGCCTGCAGCCGAAGGCCTCAACGCGCAGTTCCTCGTCACCGGCCTTGGCGAAAAACACCTGGTCAAACGGAGCCAGCTCGCGAAAGCTGCCGGCCGAGCGGGCCGCGTCGATCAGCAGGTTAAAGTTCGTGGTGTCCAGCTCCATTTCGCCAGCTGCTGCAACGTCACCGTCCACGTACCCGTCGGGCACGCCCCGGGTTTGTGCCACCGAGCTGTTGTCGGTGATATCGAGGGTGCAGCTTTCAACGTGAACCAGGAGGTCACCCACGTTCACGTCAAAGTTCATGCCGCCAATCTTTGCCATGGCGTGGTTACTCCTGTTGTTCGGTCGAAAGGTCCAGGGCGATGTTTGCCGTCAGGGACTTGGGGTTGTTCAAAGGGGTGAGCTTTACGAAAACCTCGATCTCGGTTTTGCTCTTCCAGACCAGCACCAGGTCGCCGTCTTTCGGTGGCTCGATCTCGCCCGGGAATACCTGGCCGGCAAACCTCGCCGACTTGGCCATGCGGCGTAGCGGTGCCATCAGCTGGTTAGTGTTCAGGGCCATGCTGTTGGGCGAGCTGTTCAGGCGTCGATCAGCAACGCGGCGAATCAGCAGCGGGCGGATCTGGCGAGCGGCCTTGTCAGCCAGGCGCAGGTGTTCAATCACCTGGAAGTCACTTCCAGGGGTGTCGAGCATGTTGGCGTCACCGAAGTACACGCCCGGATAATCGGGATAGGTCTGGGTGACGGACAGACGAGCCTTATCCAGTTCGGCGCGGATCGAGGACGGCAGCGGCACCTTCTCGGCGTCTTGCGGAACGGGACCAAGGCCGAGCAGGGGGCCGGTGGCCACGCGCATCGGGCTATCGGCGATGCTGACGGCGGCGTCCACCAGGCGGCCGGCGAGAACGCCCAGGTCATTGCCGTGGAGTTGGGGCACACACACCACGCGCGGCGCGGCCAGGTCCTGGACCAGGGCCTTTTGATCCTTCAAGTAGTCCGCCCAGGTCTGCAGCGGCAGGATGCCGGCGGACGCGGCCAGCACGAAGGTACGACGGCCGTATTTGTTGTTCAGGGCGATAGCCGCGTCATGCATCGCGGTCAATTCGCCAGACGTGGCCACCGGCTTGGTAATGACCACGCCTTCCACTGAAACGCCTTGTTGCTGGGCTTTCTCCAGGGCGTCCTGCCAGTTGCCTTCGGCACCGATCGGCGCCGCCATGCAGGCCCATTTCTGCCCGCCGTTGAGCCGGGCAGTTGATACCTGCAATTTCAGGTCGCTGTCATTTACGCCCAGGGCGGTGTTCAGGTCGCTGTCGGTGTTGAGGGGGATCAACTGATCGACGTTCTTACCCGCCGGCCCGATGAACAGAAAATAACGCTCTATCTCGGCAACAGGCCCTTGGCCCTGGTTGAGATTGTTGACGGTGACTTGACCGAGTGCCATGCAATGCCTCGTTAGCGTGGAGAGTTAAGGATTTGTTGGAGTAACTGGTGCAGCAGCTGGCTGGTTTCCTCGTTGCTGACCCCCAGGAACTGGCGTTTGGGCAAAGAGATTTCCCAGCTCTGCGCGCCGGTGGATTCGTTTCGCTCGTCGTCCAGGATGCGAATCAACAGGCCCGCCTGGGCGTAGTTCACATGTTCTTGAATCCACGCCACTGACGGCCGGGTTAGCGTCTTTTTGCCCGCCTGGCGCACACGGAAGCCCAGCCGGCGTAGGCGTTTCGCCTGCTTATCGGTGGCAGCAAGGCCTGGGGCGGTCTTGTTCCAGCGGCGCATCTGCGCGGCTGTGCGGCGTTCGCTGATGCCGTTGTGCTGCTGGGTGGCGATCCAGCGGGTGAGAGCGTTACGCCAGCCAAGTTCGGCCTCGTCGGGCGTCAGGTTGGTGACCTGCAGCAACTTGGCCAGGCCGGCCTCCATCTTCTTTTTGCCCTTGGCCGAACCTTTGCGGGCCTCGAAGGGCGAGCCGTCCAGGTTCCGCTGATCACGTACACGCTTGCGGCCGATGGTCCGTACACGCTTGCTCGCGTTGTTCAGCAGCCGGCGGCGCAGCCGCGGCGGCAGACTCAATAGGGCCAGTTGGTCGTGCACGCTCAGAAGCCCGCGTGCGTCGAGGCTCAGGGGATTATGCCTGGCCATGGCTGGCTACCTCGCCCTTTTCGGCGATCCACAGGTCATATGGCTTGAATGACCAGGTTTTGCCGAGCGCCTGAATCTCGCCGGCGTCGTCCTCTGCGAGGTACAGCGACTCGACAAACTCCAGGGCGATTTCCACGTCGAACAGGTCGCTGTCCAGCGGCTCAACGGCAAATTCCGGCGTCTCCAGCTCGTGCCGATCGCGCTCTGGATCGTGGGTTTCCAACCAGCTGCCAACCAGGGCCATCAGGCGCGTCGGATGGTCGGCGAATCGCTCCAGGACGATTACGGCGCGATAGCGCATATCGCCCATGTGCATTCCGTCCACGTCCGGTTTCCAGACGAGTTTGAGCTTTACCTGTTCCGTCCAGCTGTCGAGCTGTTCAGGCTCGACCAGGCTGCGTTCCTGCAGGTAAGCGGTCAATGCCTGCAGCTTGTTCAAGACAGGAACTCCCCAAGCATGCTCATCCGGAAGTGGTCGGCGGGCATCGCCTGCCGATGCTGGCCCATAGAGAAAGACCACAGGTAGCGCTCATGTCGGTGGCCGTTGGCCTGGACGAGCTGCAGGAGCAAATCGCTTTCTGAACGACTGTCGTCCAAGGCGCGAAGTCGAGCTGCGGTTGTTGCGTAGTAGCCGCCCTCGCGAATGACCGTCGATTTCAACCAGTCGAACTCGTCGTAGAACCACACCGCGTCCTTGATCGGCACGCCTGAAGGAACAGGGTCGCCATCAGCAAGAACCACTGCGCCAGGTAGCTGCTTGGCTATATGCGGCACGTAGGGAGGAAGACAGACGAAAATCACGGGCTTGCCCTGGGCCAGGATCTCCTTTGCCATCGCGCATAGACGGGTGGTCTTGCCCGTTTGGCGTGGCGAGATTTCGAGGTAAGCGATTTTTACTGGCGCGCTCATAGCAGAACCGCCGTGATGCGCCCACGGCCCTGTAGGGCCCGCACGGCCTGCTGGCTGAAAGCGAGTAGTTTTTCTGCCCGCTCCGGGGCTTCCTTGCCGGTATTTTCGGCGCTCTCGCGTCGGTTGATGCTGGCGAATTGCGGCAGCGAATGGGCTTTTGCCCGGCAATAGACGGCGCGCTTGTAGAGCTTGGCTTTAAAGGCCTGCTCGGAAAGCAACGACGAGTTGGCGGTTTCCACGTTGGTGATGCCGACGGCTTGCCAACGGGCCTTGCACTTGGCCAGGTCGTCATTGACTTCAACCATGGCCATGGTCAGGGCGTCGGCCAGCAGCTCCACCAGGAACTCCGCCGGTAGGCGTTGTTCTTTCTGAAACTCGGACAGAGATAGGTCAGGCCAAAAGCCGTCGTTCTCGATTGTCTGGTCCACGAATGTCGTGGGTTTCCCGGAAAAGCTCATTGCTGGCCGCTCGAATAGGGCGGGGAGACTGTTTCTCGCAGGTCGGGCCATAAATGGTCGGCATACGTCCACAGTTCCCCGCTGGGGGGGTAGTCGGGTTATTCGGAAGCCGGGGCGGCCTGTTGTTTTTTCAGTGCCTTGCGGCAGCGCTCAAGGCGGGTGTCCACGCCGACTTTGGAATACAGCTCCGTGGCACGTTCAAAGTGCTGGATCGCCGTTTCCCATTGCTCAGCCTCCTGAGCGCGGATGCCAATCAACTTGTGGTACTTGGCCGGGATCTGTTCGGGCAGCTGCTGCCATTCGCCATCGACGCGGGGCAACAGGTCGGACAGGTACGGTTCCGGGCTGCGCAGGGCGCTGTACTCGGCCATGGCCCACTCGATCACCGCGTCAGCGACAAAGGTCTGGATATCGCGGCGCTTAAAGCGCTCCGGCATCTGTTGGCCCTGCTCGATCGCGAAGTCCGCCAGTTCCAGTCCGTCTTCGAACTGCTCGGTGTCAAACAGCCAGACAATCACCTGCACCAGGACGCGGTTCGGCATCACCAGGCCCGACTCGATGTAGCGCTGGATAAAGTCCTGGTACTTGGGCAGCAGCTCTTCGCGCTTGAGCGCCTGTTTGCTGGCCAGGTTATTGAGCGCGCTCAGACGCTCCAGGTCCTGGTCCAGGGCGGCTTCCTGCAGCAGCAAGTGCTTACGGGCATTCGCGGGGCTGCTCAGGGCTTCCGCCGGCGAATACGCCACCGGCGCAGCTGCAGCAGCCACTACTGCAGCGCTGCCCTGGGCCAGGATCCGGCGCTTGTGCGCCAAGGCCAGGCTCATTTCAGCAGCTCCACGTTCTCGGTCAGCGCGATTTTCTCCAGCTGCTCGATCACGTAGCCTTCGTTGCGGCTGTTGTAGTCCTCGGTGCGGGAGCGGTTCGGGTTGTCCACCGCCTGCTTGCGCCAGCTGGAGTCCTGGAAGTAAATCGACAGGTTGTCCCAGCTGGTGACCAGCACGGCGTTGACCGGGAAGAACGGCACGCTGAACGCGGGCATACCGCCATAGGTGGCAATCACCTGAGCATCTTCAATGCGCTCTTTCTCGGTCGGCGTATCGCCCTGTTTGGTGTACAACTTGGCCTTGTCAGCGGCGAGCAGGTCGCTACCGATGATCGCCACCAGGTCGCCGCCGTCGCGCAGGCGTTCATCCACCATTTGCTTGGTGTCGTGCACCAGGGCATCGAGGTTGGCGTAGTCGCCACCGGCGCCCAACTTGACCTTGCCGGAGTCTTTTACGCCTTCCTTGAGCACCTGTTGCGGGGCTTGCTCGCGCAACTGCTGCAGCCAGCCCTTGTTCACGTCCTGGAGCATTGGATAGGCGTCGAAATCGGTCTGCGGGGCCGCGTGCGTACCGTGGAACCCGATCATGATTCGGTCCAGGGCGATCTGCTTCTGCACCGCTGCGGAATAACGCTGATGGAAGTCCGGGAACTTGGCCCAGGCGTCGATCTTCGCGTAGGGCAGCCCCACGTCCGACTCAGTCGAGGACAGTTCGTAGGTCGTGTTGTCCAGCTCCGAGACGTCCTTGGCTTCGCGAGCGGTGGTCTTGGTGTTGGTACGACCAGTGACTGGTCTGGAAACCCCGATGAATACCTTTTCGCCCTTGATCTCGTCCACCGGAAGGACGTTGATACGGGAAAGGAAATCCGCCTTGGCGGTGATGGCGTCGTTCAGCTCCTGGGCGATCGACGGTTCAACGTTGAACATCTTGCTGGCCAGCTCGACACCGTAGGACTCGGCGATAGCGAACTGCAGTTCTGCATACATTTCGGCGCCGTAGGCGCTGAGAGAACGGGCCATGTCAGAGCACCCGCGCTTTCGTGGTGGTTACAGGACCAGCATTGCGCGGCAACTGGCGGCCGGTGGTGGTGTTCTTCAGCACAGAGAACTCCTTTTGCAGGCCAGCCAGCGCAGCCAGCACAGCAGCGTTAGAACCGCCCTTGCGGCGGAACTCGCGCTCTTCTTCGGCCGTGGTGACGATCTCGTCTACAGCGGCGCTCACATCATCGATCGGGGCTTGGTCGGGTTCTGGTGCATCTTCGGCGGCGGGCTCGATAACGGCCTGAATGCCGGCAGCGACGACCAGCAGCTGGGCCAGCAGGGCTTTTAAAGCCGTTGCGGTAGCTTCATCCATTGGGGGTTTGCTCTCGGTTGGGGTGGTGGGGGTGTCGGTGGCGGGGGCTTCAACGCTGAATCGCTTGAAAAAGCCGGTGAGCAACGCGGTGAGCTTGCCCAGCTCGCCCTTGGGTTCGTTGTCATGGAAAGAACCCAGCTCAACCGAGGCGGCGTAGTAAGCAGCGCGGTTGGTTTTGTTGGAAAAGTAGAGTTCCTGGGTGCCCGTGCTGGCGGGCTCGTCGGTTACCGCCATGCCGGTCATGTACGCTTTGCCACGGCCGCGGAAGTTCGGGAGGATTTCGACGCTGGAAAAGAGTTTTTCCCCGGCATCGTTCAGGCGCAGCAGCTTGTCGTTGGGCTTCAACTGCGCTTCAAGGGCGACTTGGCCTGGCTCCAGATCTTCGGCGCCCTCGATCAGGCGAAGGGCATACACAGTCCCGAAAGAACCGAACCAGCGCTCGTGCTCACACCAGATAACGGCGGTGTACAGCGCGGGGTCGTAGGTTTCGGCACAGTCGCGCAGTTCCTGGGGCAGGATCTCGCGGCCATCGACGGTCGGGCCGCTGGTGGCTACGCGCTTCCAATAGGAGACGAGGGAACGTGGCATAGGTGGTAACTGCGCTCAATCGGTTGAATGAGCCGCCACGATAGGGAGCCGTTCGACCCCAAACAAACGGTTCCATTGCGCGTTTCTCCTAGATTCGAGATATAGGTGGATCGCGGAATTTAACCCCGCGTTTCCCGCGTTTTCGCCGCATAGACTGCGGCCCATGTATTACTCGACCGAAGTTAAAGAAGCCGCCAAACGCCTATTTCTGCGCCGCTGTAAGGCCAAGGAAATTCAGGCGCAGCTCAACCTGCCGAACATCCGGATCGTCTACTACTGGATCCGGCAAGGCGGCTGGGAAGACATGCTGTCGGATGAAGAGCCGCTGACCGCCGTAGGGCGGCGAATCACCCTGCTTCTGGACAAAGCCACCAGCCTGACCAAGGACGAACTCAACGAGCTGGACCGGCTGACCACCGTTCGCGAACGGCTGTTGAAACAGGCCGAGAAGCCAGCGCCGGCGCCGATCGGCGAATCCTCGGCCGAGCCCCAGGAACGACGCCAGGGCGCGCGGGGCGAACGTTCCGGCCGTGGCGATGGCGGCGGCAAGAAGCGCGAGAAGAAGGTCAAGAACGACATATCCCGCCTGACCGAGGTGGATTTCCTAGAGAAATTCACCTCGACCATGTTCGGCTACCAGCAGGAGCTGCTGGCCGCGAAACAGAATCCGCTGACGGCACGGATCCGCAACATCTTAAAAAGTCGTCAGGTTGGGCTGACCTACTACTTCGCAGCCGAAGCTTTCATGGATGCAGTGTTGACGGGGGACAACCAGCTTTTTCTGTCGGCGAGCCGGGCACAATCGGAAGTGTTCCGCAGCTACATCATCAGCTTCGCCAGCAAATGGTTCGACATCGAGCTGACGGGCAACCCTATCGTCTTGAGTAAAGACGGCAAGCCCTGGGCGGAACTGCGCTTTCTGTCCACCAACGCCTCCACGGCGCAGAGTTATCACGGGCACCTGTACGTTGACGAATACTTCTGGATCCCCCGTTTCGACAAGATCCAGGGCGTGGCCAGCGGTATGGCTGCACATGAAAAGTGGCGGCAAACCTACTTCTCCACGCCGAGCGCTGTTACTCATGAGGCCTACCCGTTCTGGACCGGCGAGGAGTTCCGCAACAGCAAGCGCGGCAAGAAAGCTGGCGGCACCTGGCCCAGCGAAGCGGAGACTCATCAGGGCGCCCTGTGCCCCGATGGGCAGTGGCGCAAGATCATCACGGTCCTGGACGCCCAGGCCGGCGGCTGCAATCTGTTCAACATCGAGCGGCTACGCCTGGAGAACGACGAGGACCGTTTTGATCAGCTGTTCATGTGTAAATTCATCGACAGCACACAGAGCGCGTTCGGGCTGAAAGACCTGGAGCGCTGCTACTCCGACTTGACGCTGTGGGAGGACTACAAGCCCGAGCTGGATCGACCTTTCGGCAACAGCCCGGTATGGCTGGGGTACGACCCGAGCCGCACCCGCGACGACGCCACCTGTGTGGTCATCGCGCCGCCGCTCGAACCCGGGGCCAAGTTCCGGATCCTGGAGAAGCACAGCTGGCGGGGGCAGTCCTTCAAGTACCAGGCCGAGCAGGTCAAGAAGCTCACAGAGCGTTTCAACGTGCAGCACATTGGTATCGACACCACCGGCATCGGCTACGGGGTGTTCGACCTGGTGCGCGACTTCTACCCGCGTGCGACCTCGATCCATTACAGCCTGGAAACCAAGAACACCCTGGTGCTCAAGGCCCAGGACACCATCCAGGGCAGCCGCATCGAGTGGGACGCCGGCTGGACCGATATCGCCCAGGCCTTCCTGACGATCAAGCGCGGCACCACCGGCAGCGGCCAAGTCACATACAGCGCATCGCGTACCGACGCCACCGGCCATGCCGATATCGCCTGGGCAATCATGCATGCCCTGGCCCACGAACCCCTTAACACCAACAAGCGGCGCCGTAGCCGCTACGTCACGAGCGGAAGCAATGTCCAAGCGACGACACAGAAAGCACCAGGTAACCCGGCAGGCACCACAGCAACAGCCCATGCGGGCATTCACCTTCGGGGAACCGGAGCAGGTGCTGAGCGGCAACATCGGCGAATATCTCGGGGTGTTTCCCAGCGACGACGGCGAGATCTACAAGCCGCCGGTGTCGCGGCCGGGCCTGGCCAAGCTGCTGCGCGCCAACGCGCACCACGGCGCAATTCCGAAGTTCAAGCGCAACCTGCTTTTGCGTGAGTTCACCCCCTCGGCCGGCTGCAGCACGCAGACGATGGGCCGGGCCGGTCTGGATTACATGGTGTTTGGCGAAGCCTACTGCTATCGCGTGCCCAACGCCTTTGGCCAGGTCCTGGAGCTGCAGCACCTGCCGGCGATCAACATGCGGGTAAAGGTGGACGGCGGTTTCAGGATGCTGCTGCCCGATAACAAGTACCAGGACTTCGACCAGGACGAGATCGAGCACGTCCTGGACTACGACGTAGAACAGAACATCTACGGCGTGCCTGACTACCTGGGCGGCATGCAGGCGCTGCTTCTCAACGAAGCCGCGACCCTCTTTCGCCGGCGCTACTACAGCAACGGCGCGCACGCCGGTTACATCTTCTACACCAACGACCCGGACCTGACCGAAGAAGACGAAGAAAACCTGCGCGCACAGATCAGCGCAAGTAAGGGGGTGGGCAATTTCCGCTCGATGTTCGTCAACATCCCCAACGGGAAAGAGAACGCAATCCAGATCATCCCCGTTGGAGATTTTCAGGCGAAGGACGAGTTGGAAAAAGTGAAGAACATCACCCGAAACGACGTGATTGCGGCCTGGCGCATGAACCCGGCCCTGGCCGGCATCATCCCAGAGAACAGCGGGGGCTTCGGCGACATTGAAAAGATCGATCGGGTCTACACAAGCAACGAGATCCGGCCGATTTGTCAGCTGTTCGACCAGCTCAATGAGCATCTTCGAGAGGATCGCCGGATTGCTTGGCGAGAGCCCGCGGTGCCTGGAGAGAATCCTTGATTTAGCGGGCGTAACTCACTGACGGCACAAGATGTTGTGTCAAAATGGTGCCTTAAACGGAACCCTGGGGAGGGGAGAGAATGCGGGTGTACTGCAAGGAATGTCAGAGCAAGGGGCGGATTGTGTCGCGTGAGGATCTGTCGAAGGAGTTTGCGAAGCTCTACTGCCAGTGCACCAATGCAACCACCTGTGGGCATACCTGGGTGGCCAATCTCACCTTTTCCCATACGTTGAGCCCGTCAGCGCAGGCGGTGGACCGCCTGCTTTTCGATCGCTTACGAGAAATGCCCCGCGCTCAGCAACGAGAGTTGTTCGAGCAACTTGCGGTATTCCCTTCGGTGTAGTCACAAATCTTGTTCACTACGGTGTTTAGTTGTGCTCGGGTTGTAATTCCAAGTTGGGTAAGCCCATTCTTTGCTTCCTCGGAAAACTCAACCCCGGACATTGCTATTTCCAAAACCAGCGCAACGGAATTCCTGCTGTCCTGTAGCTCTTCCCGAAATTCTCTGAACTCTGCCGCTCTCATACGCTGTTAAATCTCCATGTTTGGCATGTTTCAACTGTGTGAAGTTTAGATAGTGGCTTTTTGGCGAGTCAAGCAATTTTTACGAACTTGAAAAACTTCAAAAACTATGTGGAATATTTTTGTGGGGGCTTCTGGCACAGCCGGAGCTGTGAGGGGAGAGCCCTAGGAACACGGTACTACCGTAGTGCCGCAGGTGGGTGAAGGAATAACGGATTAACGGAATACAGGAATTTATAGTTTCATGCATGCACGCGTATGTACATTTGTACCAATGTACTCTTGTGACATTATGTCGTTATGTCTTGGTGACTAAGAACATATGTGATTTGGTATAGTTCTATTATATCGAGGCGTTCAGCAGTGTTTGCTGGCGCTGTCGATGTTTATGCTTTCGATATATTGATTGCATTTTAAGATTTTGCTGATTATTTAATGATCAGTGTTGTATGGTTTTGCAATCATTTTTGTAGTCTCCTGCCGACCATGACGATTCTGGTACTTCTGCATGATTTATCAGATTCATGCATAGTTTTTAATTCGGTAGCCACAAAAAAGGGCGCCAAAGCGCCCAAAGGTGGTGATTGATTAACCGGGAATTTTAGCGGCTAAATTGCTCGATACTTTTCCAGACCATCGAGCGATACAACCCCGTAACAGCGATGGCCGTCTAGGTTCTCAAACTCCCCGACTACCAGGCCTGCAGGAAGACGGATCTGCACCAAGCTGCTCCCCGTGTTGTGCATGAGTAGGCCCGTAGCCTGGACGAGCGTGTAGCTCGACGGGAGCCCCATCTGCTGCCGTGCAGAATTGTACTGTGCGTCGTTGATCGCGATGATCTGGCCGTCGATCAACATGTCCGTGCCTCCAGTTCCTCGATACGCTGCAGGAGGATTGCATTCAGGCGGCGCTGATTGTTATACAGCTCCTCGAACTGCAGGGATCGTTCCAGGCGAAAGATCATTTCACCATTCATGCTGCGGTGGTTGGCTTTTGCCTGGGTATTGATGGATGGGCGCAGACCGTCCGGCATACGGAGAACGAACTTATCCAGTAGATGCGAATCGGCTTTGTTGTCTTGCTCAGACATGGTGAAACTCTCCCGTTGTATGGGGCAAAGTAGAAGGGCGGGCCAGCAGCTGCGCGACCACGGCGGCGTCATGCTCTGACAGGTCGCCCAAGGTTTGGGCCATTTCGGCGAGGCTTTCGAGGCGCTGGCGGGCATCCGGTGTTTTCTGTACCAGGTAGCCGATCAGCGCAGCGCCGATCATGGCCATGGCCAACATCGGCCGCGTCGGCTTGAACGTGCCAGCGCCCTGGACGGGGGCTGTGGTAGCCTTGCATTCGCTGCTGCTTGGGTGCTGTGCTTGCATGGTGCTGCTCCTCTTGTGGTGGTAGGTGCCGAGGAGCTGCAACTCCTCGACACCGTCTCTTTTCACGCCTGCCGCAACTGGCTGGCGGTGAATACCGGGCGCTGTTCACAGCGCACTTCAAACAATCCCAAGTCGTGGCCGTCCACGTCCTGCAGGTGCACGACGGTTATGAACGTCGGAGTTTCCTCGGGATGGTCCTGCCAGTGAGCCACGGCGGCCAGTTCTGCCAGGTTCTCGGGTGTACGCATATCGACGTAGCTCGACGGCAACGAAAGCGTCCCTACCAACGTATTGGCGCTGTAGCGAATGATCATTCGTTCCCCCTTACGCCTGGCGCACCAGGTGCAACACAAAGTCGGATGGAATGCCGGAGTGCAGGCCCTGGGATTTCAATTCCATAACGGCCTTGATCTGAAACTGGGTGCAGTCGTCGGCCAGGAAGTGCTTGGCTCCGGCCATGGCCTGGTCGCGGACCAGGTTCACAAAGTAGGGAGTGGTGCAGTTCGCCCCGACGTGGATTTCAGCGGGTAAGCCCTGGCGTTCCAGCTCGGCCTGAATGGCACGGAGCCGCGTTGTTTTGCCGGTGGCCATCTCTCCGGTTATGACTTGAACTTGCATGGTGTTACCTCTCTCTGGTGGTGACGCGGAATCCCCGCGCAAATAAAAGCGTGTGTAGTCCCTGCTTACGTCCGGAACATCCGGAACATTTGAAAGCTGGTTTTCTGGAACCCTTGATTTACGGGGCCTCCAGCGAATTAAAAATGTTCCGGTACTACCGGAACATGCCGGAATATGGTTTCTGCTGAAAATGGCTACAGGCCACGTGGAATAAGGGCTGTAGCCACGTTCCAGTGAAAAGTCTCAGCCGGAACATTGCCGGAACATGGTGGAACGGATTTTGTTCCGGTGTGTTCCAGTGTGTTCCGGCGCTACCGGAACATTTTTTCTTGCTTAACTATCTGTATTTATTGATATTTTTATTATCAATTTAGAAATGTTCCGGATGTTCCAGACAGAACTCGGGACTTTGCACAAAAAACATGGATCCCTTAAGAGAACCCCCTGGCCATAGCTGACCCACACTTTTCAGCCCCCATCCCGCTTGCTGAAAAACCACAAGTTCAGAGGCCGTTTTTCGATGCGGGAGCGTGCTTTGCGTATCTCAATGAATTTGTGCGTGGTGCTGCTGGATAGGGCGCGACGTAGCAGGGCATCTGGAATGATTTCTTGGCCGGCCAGCTTGCAGCGCTGCTGGAAGTGCTCGATGTTGATGCCAATCAGTTCTTTGTCGATGCTGTGATTCAATGTCTCGCGGACCTCCTCGCGGTCACCGTCGCTGTCGCTGATCGCCACCACGTCTTCATTGAGGTAGTGATAGATCTGCCAGAACTTTGCGGCCGTGGGATCCTCGGACTTGCATCGCTGCTGGCGATCGATGGCCCGCGCCTCAATATGTTTGGCCAGGTTGTCGGTGTCCCGATCGGTCCAGTCCGGGAAGAAAGCCTGCGTGGCGTAGGCAGCCGCCATGACCTGGGCATGGGACTGGTAGATCCTCATTTCCTTGATCGCAGGATTCGCCATCAGCCGACGCTCATACCGGGGGAAGGCGTCGAAGTAGCGTTCTAGCCATAGCTTTTCATTGGTCAGGCAGTGACGGAGATAGCCACCCAGCTTTTTTGCTTTCATGGCCCTGAGGCGGTCAGCCATAGGCTTGAGGGCCAGGCTGTGTCCATCCTTGGTGCAATGGAAGTGGACGATGCGGGACAGGGTGGCCTCGTCGCCGGTTACGCTGGCGTTTTGCGAGATCGCCAGTGCACCGCGCCATATGTCCACCCGTTTCTCGTTGCCTCCAGTCTTTACGCCGGTTACACGCAGTTGGGCGTGATAGTCGAACATGGGTTTCACGTCGTCCCAGGTGAATTGCACCGTCACGGTGCGGCCCTGGGCGTCCGTATAGGTCCGGTCAGACTCGATCAGCACCATCGGTAGATTGCTGACCTCGGCGAAGGCGCGGAGCAAACCGACCATGCTTGCACCTGAGCCGCTGGGCTTGGTGCCTTCCATGTTCTCGCGACCCAGCAATCGCCACAGGAACCGCAACAAGGACGACTTGCCAGCACCAGGTTCGCCGGTCAGCTCCAGGAAGCCGAACGATGCTTGCTCGCTGGCGATCTGCTGGACGAATAGGGAGGCCGTCCACCAGGACAATGCGCCCAGGCCGTTCATGCCGTTCACCGCCAGGAAATCAGGGAACCAGGACGGGTCGAAGTCTTCACCCCGCTCAAACTTGATGGTGGATAGTGCCGTCTTGATGCCCCGGCCTTTTACCTCGATAAAGCCATGGTTGTTCACCGGCAGCTCGCGGCCACCCTGGAACCCAAACTCAGGGAAACAGTAGGTGCCGGTGTCCTCGTCGTAGCCCAGGAAAGGCAAGCTGCGAACGGTACGGACAGGCCGTCGCTCGTCGTTGAGCCACTTGGCCTTGAGAATGGCCAACTCGCGCGCGCCACCTTCGAAGTTGCCGCCCGGAGTAAAGTCGAGCATGCCCTTGATGAAGCCCCGCGGATCCGCGATCGCTCCGGACGACAGGGCGGCCTGGCAATTCCTGCTCCGATCCGGAAACGCAAAGCTGAAGTGGTAGCGCTGCTCGCCGGTGATGCTGTCCTTTTCCAAGTAGTCCAGATCTGGAATGCAGTTGGACACTTGGTCAATGCGTGACGTGCTGTAGAAAATCTCTCGGTTGCCCTCCAACTTGTCATCGCCTAGCGCTTTAGTCAGCTCGGCCTGGTTGACGCGAACAGAAAACAGCTGGTTGCGAAACTCCACCAGGTAGAACCCAGAAGGGCGACGGAGGTAGGTCAGGTAGGCAAGTTTCCGGGCACTCTCTGCTGTGAACAGCTGCCCGCGATAACAGGCGTCATCCATGAACTGCTCGTCCAGCTTTCCGTCCCGGTGCACGTCGTCCCAATCCTGTTCGCCGGCCAGGGCAACCCAACCAATCTCGCGCATTTCGCGGAGTTGGCGCAGGTACTTGGGAATGTACTTATGGCCAGCGGCGTCATCGTCCAGGCCAATGACCCAGGTGACCAGCTTGCCTTTATTGGCCTCGACGACTTCCCAAGGGAAGTTGACGCAACTGATCGAGGCAATGGCCTTAAAGCCGGCAAGGTACAGAGCGATAGCGTGGAAGATGCCCTCCACGACATACACCCGATCGCTTTTCTCGATGGTCATACCAGGCGGCATCCAGCCTTTGCCCTGGTAGTCGGTACCGAACTTGACGTGGGCTTTCTTGCCTTCGTGCAACTCTACTGCCTTGGCGTCGATCAGACGTTCCCAATAGCCATTGCATAGGGCGAACCGCACCGTGTCGGCCCAGGTGCCATTGGGCAACTGGCGACGGCCTTGCTCATACCAGCCAGCCAACTTGCCAATATCAAAGCCGCGGTTGCGCTGCAGATAGGCGTCGGCCGTGGCGTTGGGTTTCTCCAGCGTCTTGGGGAAACGCTCGCTGAGGTTTTCGAACAGGTAGCTGTAGCGTTCCCGGGTCTTTTCGGTGAAACGGCATTCGATTTCTCGATTGCACATCAGCACCCAAGGTTTGATCACGCTGATGAACAGCCGACGCTCGCCACACTTGGGGCAAATACCTTTCTGCAGGGACTTTGCGCTGATGCTCTTGAAGTCCAGTTCCTGGTCATTCTTCAGGGCGTCGACAACCTCATTGCGATAGATGCTGTCGAACTCCGCCTGGCTGCGTTTTGTCACGTTGACCACTTACACCTCGCCCGCTGGTTTGCTGCTCTTGCCGCCGCGTGCGCGCTCGGCTTGCTCGGCAGCTTCCATGGCGATATGCACCATGTTGATAAGCACAGCGGATTTGGACCCTTCGGTCTTCGGGCGAATGATGTAGCGGCCCAGCTCGATCTCGCGTCGGATGGCGGAATCTGACTGCCCTGAGCGCTTGGCGTATTCGCCTACAGTGACGTAGGGCGTGTCGATGGTGATCTGCATTCTGCTAACCTCTGTCGGGATATTGGGGATCAAAGTTCCAATAATGGAACCATGATGGTTCCAAGATTGGAACCTGTCAAGAGGGGTGCACATTGGATTTGCCGGCAAAAATGAAAGCCATACGAGCTAAGGAAGGCCTCACTCAGAGTGAGTTCTGCGAAATGCTGGAAATCAGCATCAGCAGTTGGAAGAAGTACGACGCGGGCATAACAGATATGGGGCTTGCACCGTTCCTCAAGGTCGCAAACCACCCGCGTTTCAAGAAATACGCTCTGTGGCTGGTGACTGGCGATGTTGCGCCAGAGTCAGGCCAGGTCAGCCCGGTCTAATCATGTCGATTAAGAAAACGGCGGACGGTGAATGGTTGGTGGACTGCCGGCCAGAGGGGCGAAACGGGCCGCGCATTCGGAAGAAGTTCCGAAGCAAAAATGAGGCGCTCTATTACCAGAATCGCGTCATGGGCGATGGTGCGCGGGGGGAGTTCGAGAAGAAACCCAAGGACGACCCGCGCAGGCTGACGGACCTGATTGATCGCTGGTTCACACTCCACGGTAAGACGTTGAAGAGTGGGGAGCAGCGCAGAGATCTGCTGGATCTGATGGCCGAGCGTATGGGCAACCCCAAGGCCTCGCAGTTCAACGCCTCACACTTTGCGCAATACCGCGCTGAGCGTGCCGAGGGTAAGCATTCCAGGTACACGAAGAAGGGGCAGCCCGGCCGGCCGGTAAGCGCGAATATGCTGAACCATGAGCTGGCTTACATGCGGGCGGTGTTCAACGAGCTGAAGCGTTTAGGGGAATGGCATGGGGACAACCCGCTGGGCAACGTGCGCGGGCTCCGGTTTGATGAAACTGAGATGGCGTATCTGCTTCTTGAGCAGATCGGCCCTTTCCTGGAGTGCGTTCAAGCCCTGGACAGTGACACGCTGCTGATCGCCGAGGTGTGTTTGTCCACGGGGGCCCGTTGGGGCGAGGCAGAAGGGCTACAGCCGCGGCAGGTGCGCCAGCAGCGTATCCAGTACCACAAGACGAAGTCGAGCAAGAATCGCACTGTGCCAATCACCAAGGCGCTGGAGCGGCGTCTGTTGAAGGCCCTACCGTTCAAGCCTTGCTATGACATATTCCGGCGGGCTGTCGAAATTGCGAAGCTGGATCTACCCGCGGGGCAGCTGACCCACGTTTTGCGTCATACCTTCGCCAGCCACTACATGATGAATGGCGGCGACATAATCACCCTTCAAAAAGTGCTTGGTCACGCGACCCTGGCCATGACTCAGAAGTACGCTCATTTCAGTCCTGGTCACATGGCCGAAGTGGTCAATCTCAACCCTTTGGCGTTTCGAAGTGGACATTCGGTGGACACTATCACCGCTTTGGAAGCGGTCGAGACGGCCTAA